CTGAAGGCGGAGGCGGTGGAGGAGGCGGTGGTGGTGGAGGAGGAGGCGGAGGGGGCGGCGGTGGCGGGGGTGGGGGTGGCGGTGCGCAAAAAGTGAAAGGAAATGACCCTAGCCAAAAAGCATTGGCAAGAGAAAGAGCAGCTCTTAATAGAGAAATAAAAGAACTTGAAGCACGTCTTAAAGAAGCGCTAGAAGCTGCTTCTTCAAAAAGCCCAGAACAGGTTGTACAAATAATTAATCAAGCAGAAGCTCAAGCTCAAGCAATTGTGCAGCATGCTAGCGGGGAACAACCAAAACAAGCGCCACAAGCAGAGCCGGAACAGCAACTTGCTATTGAACCATCTACTGCTTTAGTACCTTCCCCGGGTGGTCAAATTGTACCTGCAAAAACACCGAGAACGAAGGGGCCAATGAAAAACGTAACTCCGGTAAATGAATTTTATAGTGCTTTTAATAGAGCTATAAATAATTTTAAATCTTCTTCAAGAAATACCCCTATTGAAAGAGCCAATAAAATTAATGAATGAGCGCTATTCAGCAATCGATTCTTAATAAAAATAGAAAAGACAAGTTTCTGCTTGTCTTAAATTTACCGAACGTACTTAAAGAGATTAATAAAGTTAGTCCTGGAGATAGAAATACTGACTATCTAAATCTAGATAGTCTACAGTATTCAGTCTACGGAAGTGTTGTACCTACAATTGCTATACCAGAAGTAGATACACCGTACGGCGGACAAGGCGCTAAATTTACTAGTTATGCAAGACCGGCCTATGGTGCGGTAACTGTTAATTTTACTATAGACAACTATTATAGTAATTGGTGGGTTTTGTGGAAATGGCTTAATTTAATTAATGATAGTAAAAACAGTTCATATAATTTTAGCAATATTCCAGATCCAGATGGCAACACCACTACAAGCTATAAAACCAATATAACAGTATACGGATTGGACGAGTATAATAATAAAAAAATACAATTTGATTACTCCGGGGCGTTTATCACAGGTTTAGGGGAAATCGGCTATAGCTATAGAGACGGGGAACAAATTGAATCTTCTTTTACGTTTGTTTTTGGGCAGCTAGATGTCAAATTGTTATAAAAAAAAGCAAAAATCAAGTCTAAAAATAGTAAATAATAGTATTACCTACTATGGCAAACGTACGCACTATTAATTCCCCAGGTGTAGAAGTTCGTGAAATCGATCTTTCTACAAGAGCAATTACACCAGCCGGCACAAATGTGCTTATCACAGGTTTTGCCCCTCAGGGCCCTACTTATGAGATTGTTGAGCTCACCTCTCTTACAGATTTCGAACAAATCTACGGCACACCAACCAATGCGGCTGAACGCTATTTTTATTACACAGTAAGACAGCTTCTTACTAACGGTGGCAATCCTACTGTAAAAGTCGCCCGCTTGCCTTACGGCGCCGCAGGTGGCGAAGGTACAGCTAGCGAATACAGCGCTCTTGCTTATCCAGTAGTTGCAGTTCCTGCTGCTAGTGAAATTTCGACCTACCCTGCTTCCGGTGCAGTAGCGGGTACTGTTCCATTAAGCTCTGCTCAAGGTTACTATTTCGGAGAGCCTGCCCTGGTAAAGCTTACCGAAACCCAATATCAAAGTATTGCCCAGGGTAATTTTACCTGGAAGGCAACTACCGGTAACGTTGGTTTAAGTAGTTTTATTGTTTCCGGTAACGGAGCATTAAACTCCTTAAGTGCTGCAGGTTTAATCGTACTTAACAAAGCCAAGACCACTATTAACGAAAAGTTTGAAGGTTACTACCTCAATATTGGAGATAGTTACAGTAATAACCCTGCTACCGACTATGATGATGCAGGCCATATTTGGTCAGTAGGCTCAAACTACTTCTCAGACAATGCTTTAGCTTCTAATCAAAATTATACCTTTATACCTGATAACCGTATTGGTTTCTCGTTAAGCGCTACATATACTTCAAATATTAACAGCTTATCCAAAGACGTTGAAGATCTTCCTACATTCAATATCGCAGCATCAGGTTATAGTGATACATTAATCTTATCACTTTTCCGTGTACGTCCTTCTCCTTTCTCACCAACTACTACTACTTTACAGTATGTTCTACAGGAAGGTTATACCGGATCTCTTTATAGTCAACGCACTGTACAGGATCAACAAGGTGGTCAGCCAATTTCATTCTTCTTGCAGACCGCTACAAATGACAATTCAAACAATCTGCAAGTATTAGTAAATCCAAACATTTCTGATAAGACTGTATGGCTGGATGCAAATGGTAATTCAACAAAGAGAGTAAGAGTCTTTAAGGATACAACAATCTCTACTATTACTAATTCTACTAGCGCAGATCCGGACTACACATTCTATACTCAAGCTTCTGCTTATCTCACCGTAGGCTCCTTTAAACCAGCTAATAACTTATATGCAGTTGGTACCTATGCAGAAACTCTACCAACCAATCAAAATAAAGTTATTGGTACTGTAAGCACAAAGCTTGATTACGTTCTTAATCTAGCTGAAAATACTGATGTAGTTGACATTGATCTAGTAGTCGACGGCGGTCTTTCAACAATTGCTGCAACAACAGTTGCAGCGGGCACAGCAGACTTCGACGATACAGTTGTAAGTGCTACCCTACAAAGTTACGTTAACGCTCTTACAGCTTCGAACGGTAACCCAGTAACAACAAGTGTATTACTTGATAACTGGAATACTATTACCGCTCAGTTTGAAAGCTTTACAAGAAACCGTCGTAAGGATTGCTTATTCATTTCTGACCCACTACGTCAGATTTTCGTTACCGGGGAAAATTATAAGACCCTTGACGATAAGTCAAAGAACTTCTCCCAAAACATATATTGGCCATTACGCAATAGCTATACAGCATACAATACAAGCTATGCTACAGCTTATGCAAACTGGGCCAAGATTAACGATATTTTTACTTCAAAGAATGTATGGGTACCGTTCTCTGGTTATGCTGCAGCAATGATGACAGCTAGTGACGCTCTATCATACCCATGGGTTGCACCAGCTGGTCTAACTCGTGGCGTTATTAACGGCTTAACTGATCTAGGTGTTAACCCGCAGCAGAAACAGCGTGACTTGCTTTATAAGATCTCTCTAAATCCTGTAGTGTTCTTCCCTAACGAAGGCTATACAGTATTCGGTCAAAAGACCTTACTAAAAGCTCCGAGTGCATTTGATCGCATTAACGTACGCCGTCTATTCCTTTATCTGGAAAAGGCTACCCTACGCACAATGAGATACTTTGTATTCGAACCTAACACTACATTCACACGTAGTCGCACGGTAAATACTCTGTCCCCTCTCTTTGAAACAGCTAAAAATACACAAGGTCTTTACGATTATCTCATTGTATGCAATGAAACAAACAATACTGCTAATGTAATTGACGATAACACAATGGTGGTCGACATTTATATTAAACCAGTACGTACTGCTGAGTTTATCTTAGTAAATTTCTATGCAACCAAAACTTCTCAAGACTTTAACGAGCTTTTACAAGCTTAATAACCTAAGTATTTAAACAATATGTCACAAACAATTCAAGATTTCTACAGAGTAGCACAGACCAGAGGTTTTTCACGTGACTTTATGATGCGTGTTACCTCTATAGGAGAAGACACGTTCAACGAAAATGATTTTGTATATATAACTACAAAACAGCTTCCGAACCGTCAGATCACCAATCAAGCCGTGCCTTATATGGGTCTAAACTTCAACACCCCTGGTACTGTTACGTACCCGGGGTCTGAAAGTTGGAGCGTCACGTTCCGTAATGACTTAAGAGGCATTATTCGCAGTAAATTAGAAAATTGGCAAATTAACGGAGTGTTTGATGACGCAACCAGTACAGGCGATCTTTACACACGTGGTACTGATAAAGTTATTCAACTAGAGCAGCTTGATGATAAACAAAATGTAGTCAACGTTTATAGACTATTTGGTGTTTATATTGTAGGCTTAGGTGCTATTGAAGGTTATGACGCCACCGGTGCAGGGGCTCCTACTACCTTCTCTGCAACGTTAGCTTACCATTACTGGAGACACGTTAACTTCGTAACACAGTCGTCTCTTCAGGTTAATATTGGAATACAGCTTTAATAGTCTGTAGTGCTTTAAATTATAGTTTGCAACAAAAGCCTCGCGAAAGTGAGGCTTTTTTATTGTTCAAGTATTAAGTATATTAAATGGCCCCACCCCAAGGATACGGAATAAAAGATTTTTACCAGACGGCAGTAACACGTAGTTTTGCTCGTACTAATACTTTTCGTATAAAAAACATTACCGGGGTATTTAATGAAAATAATAGTGACTTATTAATATACGCTCAAGGCGGTACTATACCTTCCCGTAATATTTCTTACTCTTCAGTAAGTTTTAAGGCATTTGATTTTAACGTACCTATGACTTCTAGTTACCCTGAGAGTACTAGCTGGTCAGTAACGTTTTATTGTGATTCTCAATTTGTTTTAAGAGATATATTAGAATCTTGGAGTCGTCAAACATTTGACGAGCATAAACATATTAATACTACTTCTCTATCAGATATAGAATTTGTATTGCTTGATAGTTATTTAAAAGAAATAAGAAATTACAAATTAGTTGGATGTTACCCTGTTGGAATTGGCTCTATGGGTTTTTCAGTCGGAAACGGGGGCGAATTAGCAACCTGCTCTGTCAATCTAGCCTTTCAATACGTTATTTCAGACAATACAATATAATCGTTAATAAGTATTATAGAACATGGCAATTAATCAGACAATACAAGACTTTTACCAGCAAGCCAGTACCCGTAATTTTGCAAGAGATTATCAATTGAGAATAATAAGTTTTATTGTAAACGG